AGACGATTCAGCTCTTTGTGCCGGGACGCGCCGGCATGATCACCGATGTGATGATCGACTGCTGTGGAGCGGCAACGGGCGTTGTGCTCCGATATCTACTACGATCGCTCATATGTGCCAAAAAGGCCGCCTAGGACGTATGCTTGGTGCTAGGCGGCCTTTTTTATTAGAGGGCTTATATAGGGCGTGGTGGCGTCGTTCCGTAGGTTGGATTTGCCGGGCGCGCCACGCCCTGTGGGTGCGTCTGTTACTGAAGCGCCTGCGCGCCCAGGGCCAGGCAGCCCATGATGCCCTGCTTGCCCTCAAGGCTGTTGTTGACAATATAGGTATCGATGTCGTTGACCTCGGGCGTGACGATATAACCGTTGAGCATCTCGGCGCACTTCTTGCGCGCGAGCGGCACGATGGGGGTGTGGTCGGCCACGCCGCCACCGATGATGATCTTTTGCGGCGCGTAGCACAGCGTGTAGGTCATGAGCGCCTGTGCCAGATAGCCTGCGAGCAGGTCCATGGCCTCCGGGTCATCGGCCATGTCTCCGGCGCTCTTGCCATCCCAGCGCTTTTTAACGCCGGGGCCGGCGATGAGACCCTCGAGGCAATTGTCGTGGAAGGGGCAGGCGCTGTGCTCGCCAATGGTGTCGCGCGGGTCGCGCGTGACCAGGATGTGGCCGGCCTCGGGATGCATCATGCCGTGTACGAGCTTACCGCCCGAGAGCACGCCGGCGCCCACGCCGGTGCCGATGGTCAGATACACAACGTCAGTGAGGCCCTGGGCGCAACCAAAGGTGACCTCGCCCAGGCAGGCGACGTTGACGTCGGTGTCGTAGCCGCAGGGGATATTGAGCTCGTTTTGGATGGTGCCCAGCAGGTCGAAGTAGCGCCATGCCGTTTTGGGCGTCTCCAGGATCTTGCCGTATTGGGGCGAGGCAGGGTTGACTGCGGTGGGTCCAAAGGCGCCGATGCCAAGCGCGGCGATGCCCTTGTTCGCAAACCATGCATTGACGGCCTCAACGGTCTCCTGCGGGGTTGTGGTCGCGATCTGCTCACGCTCCAGGACCGTACCGTCTGCATAGCCCGTGGCGCAGACCATCTTGGTGCCGCCGGCCTCGAGCGCTCCGATAAGCTGCTGTTCTGCCATAGTATTCCTCTCTCTGGGACGAGTTGCTCCGTGACTAAAGTATAGGGCTCTAAACCATTTAAGAAAGCGCTATAAAAAGAAGAAGCCTCGCAACGTGGCGGGCGGTGCGGGGCTTCTTTGGTTGCTTTAGTTGCCGGGCCGTCCTTACCCGCGCGGCTTGATTTTATCACGTAGCGACTTGAGGTTCTCCAGTGCCGCGTTAAGCGTCTCATCCCGCTTGGCAAAGTGGAAACGAATCAGATGGTTGACGGGCTCGCGGAAGAAGCTCGAGCCGGGCACGGCGCCCACGCCCACCTTGGATGCGAGGTCCTCGCAGAATTCGAGGTCGCTGTCATAGCCAAACTCAGAGATGTCCATCATGACGTAGTAGGCGCCCTGCGGCACGTTATGCTCAAGACCGATGCTATCGAGCCCCTGGCAGAACAAGTCGCGTTTGGCGGTGTAGAGGTCGAGGACCTCATCGTAATAGCTGTCGTCGAAGTTGAGGGCGGTGACAACGGCTTCCTGCAGGGGAGCGGCGGCGCCCACGGTGAGGAAGTCGTGGACCTTCTTGATGCGCTCGGTGATCTGGGCCGGGGCAATGGTGTAGCCCAGACGCCAGCCGGTGATGGAGTACGTTTTGGACAGCGAGCTGCAGCTGATGGTTCGCTCGAACATGCCGGGCAGCGTGGCCATATAGACGTGCTCGTGGGGCGCGTAGACGATGTGCTCGTATACCTCGTCGGTAATGCAGTAGGCGTCGTACTTTTTGCAGAGGTCGGCGATGAAGGTGAGCTCCTCGCGCGTAAAGACCTTGCCGCAAGGGTTGGAAGGGTTGCACAGGACGATGGCCTTGGGGTCGTTGTCGCGGAAGGCTGCCTCGAGCGTCTCGCGGTCAAAGTCGAACGTGGGCGGGTTGAGCGGCACATAGATGGGCTCGGCACCCGAGAGAATGGTGTCAGCGCCGTAGTTCTCGTAGAACGGCGAGAAGATGACGACCTTGTCTCCGGGGTTCGTAACCGTCATCATGGCGGCCATCATGGCCTCGGTGGAGCCGCAGGTGACTACGATATTCTCGTTGGGGTTTACCGACATGCCCATAAAATGCTCCTGCTTGGCGGCAAGCGCCTCACGCATGGCCTGGGAGCCCCAGGTGATGGAGTACTGGTGGTAAAGCGGCTTGGGGTCGGTGGCGATGGTGCTGAGGCTATCGAGCAGCTGCGCTGGGGGATCGAAGTCAGGGAAGCCCTGCGAGAGATTGACAGCGCCGTACTTATTGGAGATGCGTGTCATGCGGCGGATGACCGAATCGGTAAACGTTGCCGTGCGGTTGGAGAGTTCTTTCATGACGGTCCTTTCGAGCATTTGCAGTGGGGCAAGTTTACTCCTATGAAACCGGTGGGATTTGCTCGAAATGGTCTCGAAAAACTCTTTTCAAAATTCTTGAAAATTGGGGCTTGCATCGCGTGGCGTTCCTTGCAATAATAGTCGAGCGCGAAGCGCACAGGACACGGTGGGTGTAGCTCAGTTGGCTAGAGCGACGGGTTGTGGTCCCGTAGGTCGAGGGTTCGAGTCCCTTTACCCACCCCAGTTCTTGCTTCGTGTTGATATCGGGTCGTTAGCTCAGTTGGTAGAGCAGGGGACTCTTAATCCCAAGGTCCAGGGTTCGAACCCCTGACGGCCCACCACACGATATCTCCTCTAAAGTCCGCCACAACGGACTTTAGCTTTGGGTCGTTAGCTCAGTTGGTAGAGCAGGGGACTCTTAATCCCAAGGTCCAGGGTTCGACCCCCTGACGGCCCACCAAAGAACGCACAGGTCAGCGCTTCGGCGCTGACCTTTTTTGTTTGCCGAGAAGCCAAATCATAACCGTCCGTTACCGTTCGTGTTTTACGCCCCCTGCCGTTTATGCGCGGCAGGGGGCGTTTTATGCATTTTGCAGGTAGTGGACCTAGAAAATGCAATTTAGAGCGTTTCGGCACCCAGACCGGTGCCATTAAAACCGCCGTCCGCGCCGCCGCCCTCGACGATCTGCAGGGCGCGCCCGACCTGCCTGGCGGCCTTCTCGCGCTCCGCGAGGCCCGGTTTGATGTAATGGCGGTAATCTGTCCCCAGGTCCGTATGTCCGTGCAGGTCCATGATGCTCAGCGGGTCGACCTCGGTCGCCGCCATGATGGTCTCGGACGTGTGGCGCAGGGCCTTGGGAGGGATATACCGCAGGTCATGGCGCACGCACATGCGCCGCCACGCGCGCACGAGGTTATCGCCGCGCATGTTCACGATGCGCTGTTCGCTCCACTCCCGCACCTGCTCCGTAACCGAAGTGCCGCCCTCGACGGTTATGCTCGGGCGCAGCTCGTCCATGATCTGGTGCAGGCGCTCGCGGCCTGCCAATAAAACCGGCACGGTGCGCACGGAATGGGCGTTCTTGGTCTCCTTCACGCCGTCCTCGTCCGTGTACGCTCGACAGACCTCGATGTACTCCGAGACGGTCGGCTGGCCCGTGGCGAAGTCGTAGGTCGTGGTGACCTTGAGGTCGCACGGGCGCACCGCCAGCGCCTCCTCCTTGCGCAGGCCGCTCAGGCCCAGAATCAAGTAGGCGTTCATGACCAGGTCCGCGCGGTCGTCGCTGGCGGCGAGCCTGCGCAGCGCCTCTGCGGCCTCGGGGATGCTCCACGGCTCCACGGGCGCCTGCTTCGCTTTGGGCGCGATGACGCGCCGGCGGAAGGGCTCCGCCGTCACCCATCCGTCATCGAAGGCACGGCGCATGACGGCGCGAAGCGTGGTCTTGGTCTTTGCCGGCGCACCCGAGCGCTCGATGCAGCTTCGCATCATGTCGTGGGTTATCTCGGAGATGTCGATGCTCCCCAGGACGGGGGAGATGTAGTTGCACATCTGCCCGTCGTACTCGCGCAGGCTCGCGCGGGAGCGCGGCTTGCCGCGGTTGCTGGGGGAGTCGCGGAAAACTCCCCAGTAGTACATGTCGAGCGTCACGCCCGCGTGCGCCGCCTGGGACACACCTAGCTCCTGCGCGAGCTGGGCGATGGCGATATCGGCCTCGGTCTCGGTGCCGTATACGGTGCGCGACACGCGGCGCACGTGGCCGTCCGCGCGGAAGCCCGCCTGCACGCGGATCACCCACTTGCCGGGCGCGACCTCGCGCTTGGAGCCGAGTTTTGACCTTGAAGTATCGTTGGCTGACATATAATGGTCCTGCCTTTCCCTTTTGCCGGAGGGCATATGCCCCGTGCGGATCCGCCAAGATTGCCGCGCGGGGCTTTTTTGTTTGCGTTGAGGCCGGCTACGCGACTGCGCGGCGCTTGGGCCTGCCCGAGCGGGGCGTGTCGGTCAGACGCGCCGCTATGCTCTCCACGGTCACGTAGGTACGGCGGCCCTTGCGGTAGCCCGTAAGGATCCCCGAGTCGAGCATGTGGGTGATCCTGCCGGGGGAGACGGAGAGCCTGCGCGCGGCTTCGGCCGCCGAGACCGTCTCGCCCTCCACGATGTACCCCTCGTCCGTGGAGAAGGCGACCATCATGGAGAGCCCGCCGTCTGCGGGCTCGATGAACTCGGGCTCGGGCACGGCAAGACCGTCCTTCACGAGCGCGGCCACGTAGGTGCTCGCCGCGTCCACGGACTGCTCGGCGGCCTCGGCAATCGTGTCGCCGCAGGTGAAGCATCCCGGCAGTGAGGGAAACTCCACGTCGTAGCCGCCGTTCTCGTCGGGTGTGAGCACCGCCTGGTAAACGTATGTCTTCATATCTTTCGACCCCCAAGGGGGCGGGGCTAGAGCCACCCCGCCGTCTTAGCTATTTTTCGGTACGTCCCTATCGGTATCTCCTTCTTGGAGGTGGGCACGCTGATCTGGATTCCTTCCTTTCGCGCGACCACGTGGCTGCCCTTGCCGGTGTAGAGCGTCCAACCCTCCTTCTTGAACCGCTTGAGCACCTGCGCGGGCTCCTGCTCCTTGGGCATCTCTCCTCCTTTCGACAATTTAATTATAAACAGTTGATAGTTAGCAATCAAGTAAATTATCAAGTATTTATAGTTTTAAAATTGACCACACGGATCCGCCAAGATTGCCGCACGTGGTTTCTTTATGTCTGGAGCTGTCAAAGAATCTTTGACAGCTGAGGTGCCAGCTTGGGTTTTTTAGAAAAAATCGAAAAAACCTAGCCGCGCCGCGGGTCATAATCGTGATGAACACCATTCACGCTCCTGGAGGTACCCATGGATCGCTATAGCGTCGGCGCATACACGTACGAGGACGATTCCCCCGACACGATGATCTACGACGGGCTCACGGGCATCCCGTTGAGCTTGGGGTACGAACTCGTGTCGCAGGAGCGCGGGGACACCGTGAAGGTCATCGCCCTGGGCGTGAAGGACGACACCGCGGGCCCCGTCCCGTTTGCGACGCTCAGGCCGTGCGCGTACTCCCTGGCGTCCGAGTACGACGTGCGCGCCGTGAGGTGCCCGCAGACCGGGCAATGGGTCCTCATCGGGTACATGGGCGTCTAGAGGAAGCCCGCGATCTTCCCTCCGATGGAGAGGATGCCTGCTACCGGTCTCTCGTCTTTCTCGTCTAGTCAAACACGAGATATAGCTTCGTTGCGTTGCTGTTGTCTTGAAAGTAGTCATACATATAGCAGGCGCGGCATTGCCTTTCTTTGTATTCGGTAAGTTGCTTGTATACCTTAAGGTTGCTCGCGTTTATTTCTACGAGCGGCTCCTTTCCCGCCAAGATCCTAATATGGGGCTTTGCGGATGAACCCTTTGGTGTCGGGATTATCTCGAAGCTCGGTGTAAAGCGGAGATCTCCTATTGGTGGTGTTCCGGCAATCCAATTGTGTTCCGTAACGTTTATCCACACTTCGCTTGAGGTCTCATTGAGCTCGATTCCGGTTCGGTTTTGCCTGATTTCTGAAATTCTCGCTCTGTATCGTTCCTCCTTTATATGTAGTTCGTTCTCTTCTGAGAAGGGAACGGGCTCGGTTGTTATTTTTTGTCTTTCCCACCACTGCTTCAGGAGTCGCGGGTCCGCGGTCATGGTGACAAGTTCGGGAATCCCCGCGGAGTACATTCCGATCTTCTTAACTTTGACCTGAACCTTAAATCCGGCTGCGACCATTTCCTTGAGAAAGCCTAGGCATGACGGCGTGAGCCCAAATGTGCGACCTTTATAGGCAAGAGGCGTGTCCCCAAATGCGCCGCTATCAGTGGTCGTCCCGGTCGACTTGCTGTGAATAACCGTGTCAAATCCGAGCGGGGCCACGTAAAACACCGCTCCTTTTTTGACCCCTTTAAACACGGCGCCGAGATACGTGTAAATGACTTTCTCAGTATCGCCGTCGATGTCTATGACGCGCGCGGCGGGGTGTCTGCCATTTCGTGCGGACATGGCGGCAGAGTCGGACACGCCTTCCGTGGAAGGAGCGCACGCACTTGTCGACGCTCCATTGCTCGTAAAAATCGCTTTAACTAATGAGCTGAAAAGGCCCATGGGTACCTCCTGACCCTTGCTACGCGGACCTTACTTGATTCGCTTCCAGCCTTTCGCCTTCAGGCGCTGCAGCTTGATTTTGGGACAGCTCGGCCTGGTCGCGTGCCGTCTCCAGGATCTTTGAGCGCCTCTTCTCGGTGCTCTGTCGGTAGCAGGTGATCAGCTCGCCCTCTTCTGGCGTCTGGTTTTGCTGGGTCTCCATTGGTGACCAGTCCCTGCCACCTAAAGTGTCTAGCGAGCATTCGAGAGCGTCAGCAATTCTCCAAGCCGCATCAAATGCCATGCTGCGGCGGCCTTGCTCGTATTCCGTGTAGCGGCTTGTCTCAAATCCAGCAAATTCCGCAAATGCTGCGGCGCTTTTGAAGCCGGCAGACTTCCTGAGCAACTGTATGTTCTTGCCGATTCGTTTCCTAAGAGTGTCTTCTGTCATTGGGCCTCCTCCCATCATTACCTAAGAAATTAAGGCAAAGCGCCAAAGTTTTCAATCAAATACTGAAATCTTTGTTGACAATTAGGCATAGAGCCGTAACAATGAATACAGAAATTAGGCAGAGAGCCAAAAACATCTTCTATATAGAAGATGTTACGGCTGAGGTTGACAGTGCTCAACCTCAGCCCTCTCGTTCTCGAAGATGAAAGGAGTTGCCAATGGTGTTTAGCAAGGAAGAGATGTCCGCATGTCTTCGTGAACTTCGTGCACGTAAACGCGTCACTCAACAGGAGGTCGCTGACGCTGTCGGAGTGGATGCCACGAGCATCTATAACTACGAGAACGGTCGCACGGCGCCGACTTTTGAAATCGCTTGGCGCCTTGCTGATTTTTATAACGTCTCGCTTGACCGCTTGGGCGGACGGAACACGGACGAGGCCGCGTAGGGATGGGGGAAGAGATGGGAGGCAAGAAGATGGGCGAGTTCGTATTGGAGGGCAGGTGCCCCGAGGCCATGGAGCTCGCGGAGAAGGCGAGGGAGGCTTCGGAGCACCTGCAGGCGGCCGCCGAGATCCTCGAGGATCTCGGCGAGGTGGAGCTCACCTACGAGCTCATCGCGTGCGGTAGCCCGTCCCACAGTGGGGGCAGCGCATCGATTCCGGTCGGAGAGTGAAGCTCCGGCCGCAGACTTGGCAGCGGGCTTCGTAGCCCTCGGTTGCAATGACGCGCTCGATTCCGCTGGTGAAGATGCGGCCTAGGTTTCTCTCATTGAGTTTGACCTTCGGTTTTGACATGTAATCACCTCCTTTCGCGTAAAGGGATGAACGCAAAGGAGTTTACGGGTTCGTGGGGGCACGGAGATGAATGAGATCAGACGGCTCCGCAAGAAGGCGGGACTCTCGCAGTTCAAGCTTGCGGTGAAGGCGGGCGTGACCGAGACGACGGTACGGAACTGGGAGCGCCGGGGGATAGCCGACGCGAAGTACGGGGCGGCCAAGCGGCTCGCGAGGGCGCTGGGCGTGCCCATGGAGGATCTGGAGGAAGAGGAATGACCCGGGCGCTGCTCGCCTCGGCCGTCGTGATGGACGCCGCGGGGTGGATGTGCACCGCGCAGGGGGCCTACGGCTTGGCGCGGATGTGCTTCTCGGCCGCTGTGCCGTTCATCGCGGCGTGGGTGCTCGCCTCGCTCCGGGGCTGACGGCGGGCCCGCCCCCGTCGCGCCACGGGTTCCGTACCGCCCCCATTCCGCGGGGCCCGTGGCGCGACGGGGCCGGACTCCCTACATCCGGCCCATAAGGTGTCCGCCGCCGACTTGGCGGGGCGGCGGCACCGCTCCCTTTGGCGGGGGAGCGCCCTCCGGCTGCATCTATCGGTGCGGCCCTCCGGCAAGGGAATGGCTCAACGAATGAAAGGAGAAGGCCATGTGGATGTCTATAGCCAAGGGCGCGCGTTACGCCTGCTGCGACTCCGTGACTTTTCGCGCGATGGTCATGCAGGGCGTGATACCGCGCTATCCGTCGCTCAACCCCAACAGCTCGCGCGAGGTGGTGAGCAGCGAGGACATCGACGCCGCCATCAAGGCACGCGGCGCGGTGCCGGCGCTGCCCTCGCCCGACTGCGTGCCCGCTCGCCGTCCGAGGCGGGTGGCGTGATGGTCGACCTTATCTGGGATGCCGGCTGCAGGCTCGGCGAGTGGTGGAACACGCTGCCCGAGCGCGTGCGCAGCGTCGTGTGCGCCGTGGCGCTCGTCGGCCTGATCGCCGTCGCGGGAGCCATCGAGGGGACCGCCCCGAGCGGGATGTACTACTAGTCAGGAGGATATGGCATGCAGTTTGAGAAGAGGCAGGTTCGCCTGGGCGACATCCGCCCGAGCGGACAGAACCCGCGCGAGGACTTCGGCGACATCGGCGCCCTGGCCCGCAGCATCGAGGCGACCGGCGGAGAGCCGCTGAACCCGCCCGTGATGGTGGCGGACGGCAACGTCTACCGAATCGTGGACGGCGAGCGCCGCTACCGCGCGCTGTCGTCCATCTACGGCGAGGACCGCGAGGTGACCGCACTGGTGGCGGAGAGCATGGACGAGGCCAACGAGCTCGTGGCCATGCTCGCCACCGACGACAAGCGCCAGCTGACCGAGGCCGAGCGCGCCCGAGGCGTGCAGCAGATGCTCGTACTGGGCATCGACGAGCAGCGCATCGAGCGCGCGAGCCGCGCCACCGCCGGGCAGATCCGCGCGGCGCGCCGTCTGCGCGGGCGCATCGACGCCGGCGTGCAGGTGACGCTCGAGCAGCTCGAGGCCGCGAGCGCCTTCGAGGACGAGAAGGATATCGAGGCCGTGCTTGCGGCGGGCGAGGGCTGGGCGGGCAAGGCCGACAGCATCCGCCGCCGCGTCGAGCGCGAGGAGGCCAAGGCCGAGGACTACGACGCCTTCGGCGACGCGGGCATCCCCGTGGTGAAGGAGCAGCCCGAGGGTTTCAACTACGCGGACTGGGTCCACGTCGGCCTCGCTGCCGAGAAGCTCGAGGGGAAGGAGTTCGCCGCCGGCACCGTTGCCGTGTGGAAGGGCAGCTACTGGAACCTCTACGAGCCGGATGACGGCTCGGGTGCCGAGCCCGAGAAGACCGAGGAGGAGATCCGGGCCGAGCAGGAGGCCGCGCGCGAGAAGGCGGCGCTCGAGGAACTGTACAGGAGCCAGATCGGCTTCGTGGCGTCCGGCGCCTTCGCCATGTCCAAGGACCTCATGATGTGCGTGCGCACGAGCCGCGAGGACCCGTCCGCGCTGCTCGTGGCGATGGGCGGCGAGAGCAACGTCGAGAACGAGGCGCGCTTCGGGGCAGTGCGCGACGAGTTCGCCCGCAACCTCAAGGCGTGCAGGCCCAGCGAGTACGAGGTCGGCTGCTGGCTCATGGCGGCGGCCAAGGACATGGCCCAGCTCAACAACCGCTGGGGCGGCGACGACGCGGAGGCATGGCTCGACCACTATGACATCTTCTGCACCGCGGGCTACGAGCCCGGCGAGGAGGACGTGTGGCTCATGGAGAGGGTGCAGGCGAGCGCCAAGGAGGATGAGAAGGATGAGTAGCGAGAAGAGGGTCAGGGTGACGGTGGAGGCGTGCGGCGAGGTCAGCTCGTTCGAGTGCCGCGGCGCGGCACTCTCGACCGTCAACGTCGACGGCTCCGGCAACTCATGCTTCGTGGGTCCGGCCAGCCTCGGCGACCTGTTCACGCTCACCTGCGAGTGCATCGACGTGCTCTGCGCGGCCTTCAGCCAGGCGGGCGTCTCGGACAGGCACGCGCGCAAGCTCATGCTCATGGCCGTGCTCGGTGCCGACACCCACGGGCACGCCGACAGCGTCCAGATCACCGACCTGGACGCGCGCAGGGAGATCCGCGACATGGCGGCGGAGCTGGGCGTCGATGCCGACATCTAGCGAGCGCCGGGCGGTCGTGCAGCGCGGGACGGACGGCCGCTGGTTCGCCCGCCCCTACATGGGCACCGACCGCGTCACGGGCAGACGGATCAGGCCGTACAGGTCGTGGGACGCGGAGCTGACACGCGAGCAGGCCCAGGAGGAGTGCGACAGGTGGGCGGCCACGTTCGACCCTTCCTCGGCGCGGGACAGCTCCAAGCGCCTGTCCTCGATGCTCGAGACGTACATCTCCGACCCCGTCAACGGCCTGTCCGACAACTCGGTGGCGACGTACCGCAGTGTGGTCAGGACGATGGTGGAGCCGACCATCGGGCGGCTTCCCTACGACCAGCTTGAGCCATGGGACGTGTCGGCGGCGTACCGCATGCTGCTCGCGCCCAGGACGGGGAAGGGGCTGTCGCCCAAGACGCTGCTCAAGATGCACGCGCTGCTGAAGGGCGCCTACCGCTCGTGGCGACCGGCGCTGGGCCGCGACATCATGCTCGACGTGCCCGCGCCCTCGCCCGACCCCGTTGAGCCGTTCGCGCTTTCCGAGCTCGACACCGACGAGCTCTCCCGCGCGCTGGTCTCCGCCATGTCATCGCGATCCGCCTCGGGAGCCAACATCTCGCGGCGCACCGAGGCCATGGCGGTCTACCTCGCCCTCAACACGGGGCTGCGCTGCGGGGAGATCTGCGGCCTGCAGCGCCGAGACTGGCGCCGCGCCCTGCACGACCTGCACGTGGTGGGGCAGGCGGTCGAGCGCCCCGAGCTTCACCGGCAGGCCTACACCAAGGGACGGCGCGTGCGCAACGTGGCGCTCGCGCCGGCGGTGGAGGCCCAGATGCAGCGCCACCTGGAGTGGCAGGACACGTGGCTCACGAGGAAAGGCCCGGCGGCGCTGGTGGTGACCTTCGGGCCCGCCGGCGCCATCGCGCGCCCGAGCACCGTGACGAGCCGCTTCAAGTCGCTCGTGAGGGACCTGGGGCTGCCGGAGGAGACGGTGTTCCACTCCCTGAGGCACACGCACGCCTCGTGGCTGCTCATGAACGGGTTCGACATGAGGACCATCCAGGAGCGCCTGGGGCACGCGAGCGTCAAGACGACGCTCGACATCTACGGCTCGGTCATGCCGGGCCGCGGCCGCGGCCTTTACCGATTCGATATCACACGGAGGTGAGACGGATGAATAACTTCAACTTCAACAGGGACTTCTACGAGGGCTGCCGCGCACTGGGCGACAGGGAGGGCATGGCGCTCGCCTGGGCGATGCTGCGCTACGGCTACGAGGGCGTCGAGCCCAAGCTGAAGCCGACGACCATGGCGGCGTTCACCTTCGCAAGGGGCCGTATCGACGCCATGGTCAACGGCAGCCTTGGGGGTCTCAGG